TTCTCCAAGACCAATCCGCCTCTGCTCCTTGAGTAGTTAATGCAGCTCCAGTATAATTTAGAATCTGCTTAATCCAATACGTTATCTCTGCTGGACCCCAGAAAACTTCTGCTGATGTAGTATATGGAAAGGCTGCTGATGTTGGAACGAAATCCCTATCTTTTAAAAGACTTATTCCATCGGTAAAAGTTAGATTAACTTCATAAGGAAAAGAAACATCCTGCTCAGTACTTAAATCAATTAATAAATAACCGCTCCATAAAGGAGTCGTACCGCTAGCTCCAGCCGAGCTTCCTGTTCTGTATAAATGACAATACAAATCCTTTTCTAAATAGGTAGTTCGTACTGTTTTAATCCATAGTTGCATAATAGTATCTTCTACAATTAAAGGAACTTTCATATTAGAGGCTAAAATTGGAGAGAATCTATCATCAGAATCACTATCGTAAGAGATAACAGGACCTCCCGCTCCTAATGTAATCTCGCTAATACTACCTGCATAATTATTATCCCACATAGTGAGATAATAAGTCCATCCGTTGTTTGATTGAAAGGTTGTATCAAATCTAATCGCAGCCATTAAACTCCTCTTTTTCGATTATCTGCTGTTTTTCTATTGGATAAGAAAATATCCGTTCCGCTTAATCTTCCAGTAACTACTATATTTTGAGTGCTATCGCCCATCATGGCTTTGAGTTTGTCTATTGGAGCAATAACTTCTGGACCATGAGGGGAGTCTCCGACCATAGCCATCATAGGAGAGCTTACGATTCCCCCTTCGGCAAAGGAAGGTATTAGTTTATTCGCTAATGATTTAGCTATTCCCATTGCAAGAGGAGCGGCAACTAAACTCATAGGAAAGCCCATAGATGTAAAAGCTCCAGCTAACGCTCCAGCAATCGCTTCTGCTATTTTTGCTACGATTATCTCCCTTACTGCATTTTTAACATTAGTAACATACTCATCTAAATTGGCTGCTCCCTGTGTTAGTGTATCAGCTAACTTATCTTGTGCTAGGTCATAAGTAGTTTTTTCTTGTTCCTTTACCGCATCAATCTCCTCTTGTTTTTTCTTTTCTAAAGCAAGAACATCTAAATTATATTTCTCAGCAAGAGCAATCATGTTAGCGTATTTTTCCTCAATAGCCTCAATTTCTTTTTCATCTTCGGTTTTTAGAAAATCGGTTACTTCTGCTAATCCATCTTTTTTAATTGTAGCTAATTCTTCTTCTTTTAATCTTGTTAATTCTGTTACATCTATCCCAAACACATCTAATCGTTGGATTAATGCTCCGTATTTTTCCTCAACAGCAGCGATAGCCTTATCCATATCGGTTTGATTAGCCTCATCCGTTATCTCTTGTCTAGTTTTTAAGTCTAGTTTGTGTTGTGCAAGTAACTTAACATCTGAGGCGATTTGCGCATCCTCTTTCTTTTTTAACGCTGCTGCTTCTGCTGCTCCTCCATCGCCTCTACCTGTAAATTCTGGCAATACCATTTCTTCCTCTGGCTCAAACAATGAGATATTTTCTTTTTTTATTTTATCAATAAATGTTGCCAATGAGGAGATGTTTTCTTTTGTATGTGCTAGCTCTTTATTATATCCTTGGGTTTTTTTTGCCGCATTAGAATGTAACCCAATTTGTGTACTTATTATAGCATTCCAATATACTCCCGCTGTAGTATTAGCATGAGTAGAAGTAGATAGATTTTGATATGTTTTTTCTTGCGACTTAGCAGCCTCTCCCTTCAGCTTTTGTAGTTTTAATTCCTCTTTCGATAGCCTAATGATTTCCTGTTCTGCGGCTTGTACTTTAGCTTTTAAAAGTAAAGTATCAATGTATTTTTTAGTTGCAGTATTTAGCTCTCTTGTAGTGATTTTTGCGGCTGTTAAATGCCCGTAATACTCCGGAGCAATTAATTGTAATCTTTTTAATACTTTTTCCTTATCTTCTAAAGTAGCATTTTCTTTGTTAAATTCTTTAACTAAGCCATTTATACTGAGTTTCTGTTCAACAACGCTCTCGTTTGCGGATGCTATTGCATTTCTAACACCAATCTGAGTATCAGCAAGTCTTTTAGATTGTTTATGAGCGGAAATTAAGGCTGTAGTTACCAATGCTACCGCAGTCGCTACAAGAATCCAAGGATTAGCTTTCATAAATGTAGTCAGTTTTTTCCATCCTTTTCCTGTTTTTGCTAATACAGGTATCATTGCACTAAGCACAATCGTTAATTGTCCTAAAATTAATAATACAGGTCCAATCGCTGCAAAGATTGCCGCCCATTTTATAACATTTTCTTTTTGGCTTATACTTAAATTTTTAAATCTTTCTGCTAAATCTTTTATTTTAGTTACAATCTTTAAAACGGTAGGCATTAACATTCCCCCGATTTCTTCGGAAATATCACCTAATTGATTTTGTAATTGCACTAATGCTCCAGCTCCTACACCTGCGGCTGTTTCTGCTTGTCCTTGAAATTGGTCCGTTAATGCTCCAACTGCTGTATCTAATCTTTCAGTAGAGCCAACAGCTCCTGTAATTGTAATTCCATATCTACTTAATGCGTTTGTTGAACTTCCTACCGATTTTGCTACTAAATCTGCTGCTTGAACAAGCCCCATTCTTTTAGCAACAGCCATATCTTGGATTGCTGGAGTAAGCCTTAATATAGCCTCCTCGCTTAATCCCATTGTAGCTAACATTGTTTGAGCAGCTATCGTTTCTTCATCACCAAATAAAGTAGTTTTTTGTAAATCTTGAGCTTGTTTGATTAGTCTTTGTTGCACATCTGAGCGACCTTTTAATGCAGTTAATAAAGATGCCTCAGCTTTAGCTTGAACGTCAAAGGCTTTTATCGAGACCGCAGCAAAAGCTACTAATGGAGCTGTTAATCCAACACTCATACCCTTACCAACTTTCTTTAATCCAGCTCCAAACTTTTTCATTTTTCGCTGGGCTTTCTTTATTGCTTTATCGAAGCCTTTAGTATTCGCTCCAAACGCAATCGTCAATAAGCCTACGGATTTACTTGCCATTATCCTCTTCTTTTCTTTTTATAAATTCAGCTCTCGCTTTTAATTTTTTAACATCAATATCCTTGCCTTTTTTCTCATCTTCAAACTCAAATAAATCTTTTTGCTTGAGTCTTTTTCCTTTTGGAATCTGTATATTTAATAATAAACATACTTCCCATCTTGCTCGTTGCCATGCTTGTTTTTCTCTCATCCTTTCAAGCTCAAAGAATCCGCTTAATTTATTCCAGAAATAACAGGGTAGCATATCGTATAATTCATAGACCGACATTCCCATCATTCCTAATCCATACTCCTCTAACTTTTGCCAAGAAAGTTTATCCTCTACCTCTTCTCCTTCTTGGCTTTTTGCTTTTTTTCATTTCCAGAACTTAGCATCTCAGTTAATACATCCATGCAACGCTCTATCGCTTCATAATCTGTATCGATTAAATCAGCCAAATCATCCACGCTTTCTATCTCGTTTGGTTGTTTTGCCTTTCTATAACCATCTTCTATACCGCAAAAGATGAGTTGTAAAGCAGAATCAAGCGACATATCCACTCCTAATTTGTTAAAATCAGCTAATTTCATACCCGTTTTTAAGCTAAATTTTCTTAAAGCATTAAAGCCGAATCTTATACAAACTTTTTTCTTACCTATTTGTACGAATTTATAATCTTCCATTTGTTATTGGTTTTAAAAATTGGCTTCATTGCACACCTCTCCCAATAACACGAAAGAGGATAGCAAATCCGCCAATATATTATGATACTAATTGAGCTAAAGCTCCCGTTCCCTCGATGGAGAGCGAAAATGTAGCGGTGTCTTCTGTACCGCCAGACATTGAGACTGACGTAATCCAGCCGCTTCCACTATAACTTACATCGGATGTCGCTTGAGTATCTCCGAATATAAAATCAATAGGTGCTCTCGTAAGTAAGTTAGTATCCACTATATCATCAGCTCCATTGGTTAATGCACTACCCCCAGCATTAGTCCAAGCATAAGCTCCATCTACATCAATACTAAAGTCTCTTAATCCCTCAAGTACCTCTTTCCAGCCTGCGCTTTCTTTGTTCGTAATCTCTCTCGTTGAGTGATTTATATTTATCGAACAATTTTGAGCATAAGCTACAAGATTTGTAGTACCCGAACTATAAACTTTTAATTCTGTTCCATTTAAAATTGCCATTATTTCTTCTTTTATTTAATTAATTAATTATCCTAATTGTAATGCAGCAACAGTTAAAGATGTTACCCCACTATATGTTATTACTATTTGACTACTTGAATTATTATAAGCTAATGGAGAAAATGGTCCAATAAAGCATTCGCCACTTGCAGCAATAAGTTGAGTTGCATTAGCTTTGGTTAAGTCTCCATATACACTAGAATCCACGCTGGTTGTTTGAGCGGTAATTGTTACCGTTATTTCTCCTCCAGATCCATTTTTATAATGCAAAAAGACCTTTCCATTGTTCTCAACAGTATCTCCACCCCCTGCTGTTATGCCATAAGTTGCTACTTTTCCGCTTTCGCTAATCGTTTGAATCGCTATTGCTCCCATTTTCTTCTAATTTTTTAGTAGTTTTTTTCTTTTTTTTCTTCATTTCAATCATTCCATCCTCTATCATTTGGTCAACATCTTTATCATCTACCGAAATAGTTTCTCCAGCTTGATAAATTTCTCCGTTTTTTCTTAAATTCTTTAATAATATATATTCCATTTTT